GGATAAACTGTTCCGAAGAACTATTATTCTCTTTTGTGAGAATAATACCATTAAATAAGTACTTAAGTATTTATCTTCGGTCTTTGGTAAAGTCCTCTTTGAGGGTTGCTTTATTCAAATCCTTTGAAAAATAAGGTGTTATATTAATTACACTATATATCTTAAGCAAGCCCTAAATATGTATACTAAATGATGAATTTAGATATATATTTAGCTTTAGTTCTCACTAGTATATAAATTTTATCAAAAATGATAGTTTATATATATAGTTTAAACATAGGCTTACTAAAGTAGCATCTAAGAATATATGGTTCCTAGTTAATATAAATTAACTACTTTAAATCAAACATGAAAAATATTCACATAAAAGTTTTAAAAAGACTTTTAATGTTATTATTTCCTCATATTGAGTTAAAATTCTTTAGACCTTTTGTTTCTAATCTTTTTAAATGGATTAAAGACTGAGGTATAATCCATACTATTAAGTATTATAAGCAAATGCGTCTACATTGTACAAGGTACATATGTGGACAACCTTTACTTACAAATACTATGAGTATTGGATTAACTAAAGACGGATGACCAAAAAAGCTTTTATTTCTTAAACCATTTGTTGATAGTGGTACTACTTCAAATTTAAAATTTGTTTTAACAATTTTAAATTTTAGTAGATCTTTTATTCTTTCTAAGAATGAATGATCTAAAGTAGAACCTAACTTTTCTAGTATAACAGATCCTCCAAAAGGAGAATATATTATACCGGGAGGTTTTATTAACAAATTTGTTAAGAAACATTCATTGAATCGAAAACCACCTGTCTTCACCAAGAAATTATTATATCTTTCAATGAAAGCTGGTCCTGATGGACCGGCTACATTGACATCTTATCATAATCTATTACAATATAGTTATGAAGAGATGCAAAATATTTTTAATATTACTGATGAAGCTGGGGCGGATTTCTTTTCTAAATCCTACAAGTATGCATGGGATAATAACTTGTATGCCCAAAAGTCTAAGACTAATGGAGTACTAAGTTATGTAAAAGATCCTGAAGCAAAATTGAGGATAATAGCCATTTCTGACTACTATACTCAACTGTTTTTAAAACCAATCCATAATATAATTTTGTTTATATTGAGAGGAAGTTTTAATACTTGCGACAGAACTTTTACTCAAGATCCAATGC